ATGGGTGGGATATTATTCTAATTGGATTCCTTTGGGATGGAATGGGTGGGATAACTTTGAACAAATTATGAATGATGTTATAAAAGATGCCGATGAAATAGGTGATTCACATATAAAGGTTACCGGTCATTCGGTGATATATGAAAGATTATTACCACAATTCAAAGAAATAGTAAATAACTATCAATAGATGTAACCTAAAAATTTTTTTAAAAAATCGACCCGGTTCCCCCAACCCCCGCACACTTTTGGTAATTACAAAATTTTGTTGTATATTTAATTAAAAAAGATTATAATTATATTTATAGACAAACAAACAAAATAATATGAGAGCAGTTATCATAGGAACTGATTTTATGAAAGATACCGATGGTTCTTTCAAAGCATTGGAAACAAATACAAATGTTTCATTGGGATTACAATTTGCAAACAATTTTGATTCAAGTTCATTTGAAACATTTGTAGAAAGTAATTCTTTTACAGAAATAAAATTAATTAGTAATAAAAATAATACTAATATTATTAACGATTTTACATTTGACTACGATTTAGATGAATATTTAAGAGCTAATGAAAATACTAATAAAGACATATCATTTCAAACATATTTAAAAAATTATTGTAGTGGTAGTAATATTACATTCGAAAATATTGAAACAGAAGAAAATGCCATTACGATACCATTCATAGAAGATGCGGATAACAAATTAATTATTAGATTATCATATGATACAACCGCATTAATAGATGATACATACGCAAGAGATAATTGGGAATTTTTAAAATTAATGTATGATACAGACCCCAATTCAATTCCAAAATGTTATATTAATGATGATGAATTGGGTATAGATTCAATCGGCACTATTTTAAGAGATAATGATAATCATCCAAATTATTGTGTTAAAAAAAGAGTAACTCCATCAGAAAATAAAATTTATCCAAAACTATATAAAATTTCTACATTAGAAGAATTAGAAACATTAAAATCTAGTTTAGAAGTAGATGAGTATATACAAGAATTTATTTACAATACTGATGACTTACTTGATAATAGAATTAAATCATATAGAAGTATTGACTTAATATATGGTTCAAATTTAGACATATTAAATATTAATATAGTAGAAAAAACATCTTTATTAGAAATTATTGAAAATGCAGATTTTGATGATAATAATTTAATTCAAAAATGGGATAGACTTAGATATCTTCCTAAATTTCACAATAATGCATCAGACTTTGCAGTTAAATTGTCTGCTGATACAGGAACAAAAGTAATATTATCCGATAATACCATATCGACTGTTGATATTTTAAATGTTGGTGACAGAGTAAAATCTGTTGATTTTGATGCAATTGACCCCAATTATAGTGGTTCATTAGATGATATCAATATTGATTATCAAAATTTATCTACACAATTCAATATAAGTTCTTCGGTTTTAAATGTGAAAGAAACATTTGAATATTCAGGCCAAATGGTAACAATTACGACAACTGAAGGAAATATATTTTCAGATGTTGGGCATGCTAAAATTATGATAAAATCTGGAAGCAATGTTACATTCAAAAATTATGAAAGGTTAAACATAAATGATGAAATAGTATTATTAGACAATGAAACCAATACAATAGTAACAAAAAGTATACAAACATTGAGTTACAAATATGAAGATTTAACCGCCTATTCATTAGATTTTGAGGTATTGGATTTATTTTTAACATTGGAAGAAACAGAAGGACAAAGTAGATTTGGATTAATAACACACAACTATAACTATGATTGTGCATATGGTTATTGTAATGGAACTGATTGTCCTTACTATTATCCACCATATCTTTCCGGATTACTATGTGGTGGTGGCAGCCCTTGGGGAAGTGGATTCCCTAGTGGTTATTCAGGCGTATTTGCAGAAAGTGTATGTTTTAGATATTATCAAGTCAATGGTGGAGATATTTGTTATTGTTATTCAGACCCATTGAGTCCTATTACATTCCATATACAATCCTATTGTAACGACCAAAAATCCGATATTACTTACAAAGAAAATTTAAATTTAATTGATAAATCTCCATTGGGTATAAACATATATCAATTTAATTACAAAGGTGAGAATGGTTTATATGAAGGTGTAATAGCACAAGAATTAATTGGAACCGAATTTGAATCTGCATTATCTAAAAATGAAGATGATTTATATGTAGTTGATTATAATAAAATAGATGTAGAATTTAAAAAAATAAATTAATATGGCAACCGAAAATAATAAAAATATTACATATCCAACTAAAAGGGATTTGTTGAAAAGACAAAAAATAGTATTAAATACAACTACAAAAAATAGTTTAGTTAGTAAAGTTTTAAATTTTGTAAACGCTTTAAAAGCAAAACATTCTTAAAATTTAAATAAAAAGTTATGGATTTGGGTATTAAAAAAATACTAAGTGGGTTAATAAAAAACCCATCCAAAATACTAGTAATAGCAGATGCTTGGATAACTGCAAAAAAACCAACCGAAGAACAAAAAGTATTAGCAGAATCAAGATATTCTATATGTCTGGATTGTGAACATTTTAGAGAAAAACGGCCAATTACTGGTGAACCATATTGTGAAGAATGTGGGTGTCCATTAAATAAAAAGGTATTTTCAAAAAAATATAATGAATGCCCTTTAAAAAAATGGAAAGATGTAGACGATTTACTTTATAATACGACTCAAAAAAAATCTAATACGTTATTGTAATGTTAGTTGATAATAAGTTTTTTTATATATCCATACCCAGATGTGGGTCTACTTCTTTTTTGATTCATTGTTTTAGAAATGGAATCAATGTAAATCATTATGATAAAAGATACGATTTTGACCAGCAGTTACTTTTTAATACAAAACTAAATACTATAAAAGATGATGAAGAATTAAAGTGGTCTTTAAGACATTGCCATGAACCCATTTCTACATTGGAATCTAAATTTGGTAAAAATTATGAAATTATAGCAGTAAAAAGAAATAAGTATGATAGATTTATATCATATTGGAAACATTGTATACATTCAATGATATACCATTATGATGATATTGAAACTGCAATTAAATTTAGTAAAATGGATGAAAATGAAATTTTTGATTTTAATCCTGAAATTTTATATACTTCAAATATAAAAAGCACTGAAGATGTTTCTAAAATATTTATAAATAAATTTGGTTTAGAAAATCATATAAAAAAAAATCCTGTTAAAGCTTCGTATTTGCAAGGAGCATTTTTTCCGTTATTTGTTCCTACTTCATACTATCATCAACATGACAATAGAGTATTGTGGTTTGATTTTAATCAATTAAATTTAATGGAAGAATGGGTTTCAGAAAAATTAAATAAAAACTTTAAATTAGTTAAATCAAACTCTAGTGAAGGAATAGAATGTAATTTAAAATTGACTGATAATTTTATAGAAAAATATGATTCAATTTATGGTAGATTTGAAACTATGAAAAATACAAAATCTATATTATAATAAAAAAAAAATAAAAAGTTATGAGCATAAAAAAATTTGACAATTTCTTTTCAGAAGAATTATATAATGAAATATATGATTTTGTGACCGGTGTTGTTCTCACCAAACAAAAAAAATTAACAACCAATAGACTTTGGGATAAAGAGTTAGTTAATAGTTCAACACCAATAATGCGTTATGAGTTTGAATCAAACGATAAAGAAATGTTTAATAAAATATCTGAAGAAATTGCAAAAAAAACCGGTTATATTGTTAATAGTGGAGTTATACATATATTTCCAAAATTATCATACATAACTTGGCATAATGATGGTAAATATGAAGCAGCACTTACTGTATATTTAAACAAAAAATGGAATAACGATTGGGGAGGATTTTTTTTATATACAGAAGATGATAATATAAATGGTATAATACCTAAAAAAAATTACGGAATATTACAATCAAATGGGGTATACCATTGTGTAACTACAACAAATATTGATGCAGATGATAGGATTAGTTTACAATTTTTTCTTAAAAAACAAAAATCAATATTTTAAAAAATAAAGTTATGTTTAAACATCACACATGTGTATCATTCTTTAATGAAGAAGAATGTACACAAATAGTAAATTATTCATTAGATAAATTGAAATTAAAAAAAGCAGAAACTAGCGGTAATATAAATGCAAGAAAATCTCAAATTGCATTTAATGATTATAGAATTGATTTTCCAAAAATAGTAGAAAAATTAGAAAATAAATTAATTGATACGATAAAAATTAAAGGATACGAACTAAGTTTTAAAGAAACAAAATATCAATTTACGGAATATAAACCAGGAGACTTTTACGACTGGCATATTGACTCCAACCCAAACAATGAAAATAAAGATAGATATTGTTCAATTGTAATTCAATTATCAAACGATTATACTGGTGGAGTTTTAGAATTAGTAGAAGATGATAAACCTATCCAATTTAGTAAAGGTATAGGAAATGTTTTTATTTTTTTATCAAATAAATTACATAGAGTTACTCAAGTTGAATCGGGTGTTAGATATTCATTAGTAGGTTGGTTTGCATTAAAAACTATTAAAAATTATCAAAAAACGTTATTATGATTGAAATATATAATGATGTATTGACGGAAGAAGAATTATATAATTTAAAAAAAGAATGTGATTTTTTTGTAACAACATCTACTCCATCTAACGTTGAACAAAATAAAAGTATACAAAATTTTTATTTTAGAAAAAGCTTAAAAAAACTAAATACATTTTTTTTTAATGAAAAAATAATTAATACCTTTTTAATAAATCAAAATGGTATTAATTATAAAATTCAAGATATGTGGATAAATAAAGTAAATACCGAATCCAATAAAAATGATGACTATCATACAGATTCATCCGAACTAAGTGTTGTTATTTTTTTAAATGATAATTTTGAAGGTGGTGAATTTGAATATTTAGATAATTTTGGCAAAAGTAATAAAATAAAACCAGAAAAAAATAAAGCAATTTTAATGGATAATAAATTACCTCACAGGGTTTTACCAGTCGCATACGGAGAAAGATTTACATTAGTTTGTTTTTTAAAACATATAAAAAAAGAAAATAAAAGTTTAATATAATGAAATTTTACATTCATCACTATTATTCAATTTCTTTATTTTATAAATTATTTCATAAAACTACTAATAGAAATTATAAATTAACTAATAATATTGGTAGTATTTTTTGCAAATACGGAGATAAAGATATAGAACTAATATTTAATCCAATTATCAATGATAATTTAGATGGATATCACATATTAGATTTTTTAACTTGTTTAGAACAAATCAATGTAGACGATAAATTAAAAAACATCGATTGTGTAAATCGTAAAGAGGGTGATACTTCACATAGAGGTAAATGGGGTGCAGAATTTGGTATAAATGACATTCCAATAATGAAATGGATTGCAGAAACAATAGAAAATAAATCAAATTGGTTTATTTTTTTACTTAGAACAGAAAAATCATTAATTAAATATGATGGTATAAATTATCCAAATGTTGCAAATTTAGAAGTACAAATAGAAAGATTAAAAAATCATTACATAATATCGGATAATATAATTTTTAGTGATTTCATAAAAGATAAATACCCTAATCATTTTTTCTGCCTAACCAATACAATACATCAATGGAATGAGTTATTATCTATCCGATGGTATTACGAATTCAAAAACATATTTGAAAAATTAAATCAACCATATGATTTATGTTTTTCAATGAGATATCATAAACGCAATAGAACTGCTATAATAAATGGATTGGCAAAATTAAACGATGATAGATTGTATCTTTCAAGAGTAGATAATTGTAAAAACAAAGAATTTAATATATACTCAAAGCAATTAGAAAATAATATACATTATAATATAAATAGTGGTGATGACTTTGATGATATAAGTTGGATTGAAAATATAGAACATTATTTGGATTATTTAATGCGTATTTTACCTATGTCAAAAATGCATATACTTTCTGAAACTTGGGATTGGAAACAAAGTGACTTTACATCAAACTATTTATCGGAAAAAACTTATGGATTCTTATTGGCCAACATACCATTTATATCAACTCATTCATATCCGTTAGAAATTGTAGAACATATATTAAAAGTTCAACCACATCCATTTTATAAAGAAATAAAACAAATAAATGGTAATCCGGAAAAATTTGTTGAATTTGTAAAAAAATTTATGGAAAATTTTGATTCAAATTATAATTTATGTAAAGATTGGAGTAATAAATGCCATAATATATTATTAAATGAAATGGATATTAGAAATCATTTTTTAGAAAAGTTTATAGATAATAAATTTGAAATAAAAAAAATAATAAATAAAAAATCATTGATTTAATGAAACAATATCAATTAAATAAAGAAAATTATATAGAAGAACCGGATTTGAGTATAATTCACATTTACAATAAAACTTGGTTAGAATCTTATAAAGATAGTATTCAACTTTTAATAGAGTATTTTAATCAAGAATATACATGGAATGATATGTTTACATTGGAAGATGCGATGAATAGAATATTAGTAAATGGTGATAATCTATTTTTACTTTTTATGAATACAAGAGTAATCGGTTATGTTTGGTTTAAAGAAATAGATTCAAAAACTACTTTTGGATATAATTTATATGTTACAAAAAAAATAGGTAGGCCTAAATCTGCACCAAAGTGGTTTTATAATAAAGCAAGTGGAATTATGTTAAAAAATTATAAAACCATTAAAGTAGAAATTGAAGATTGGAATGATATAGTATTTGACTTAGTCGAAAGTATTGGATATAAAAAAATGTAATGCAAAACATATTGATAAATGTTGGTTATGATAACCTTACAACTCCAAATTTATATAATTACAATATAGAGCCCAATTGGAATGTCGTTAGTAAAACAAATATAGATAGTTTAATAGGAAATCAATTAGGAAACTTTAAAAGTAATTCGGTAAAATACTATGTAGATAATAATATTAATTTTATTTATCCAATTATACTATTTGATAATAAACTTTTTGAAAACTATACTACGATTGAATTAAACAAAGAATTAATCAATGTAGTTCAAAACAAAAAATGCAGAATTGTATTCGTTTATATATTGGAAGGATATTTTAATAATATCGATTGGATTAATAATTTATGTCAAAAATATTCATTTGAAAAAGATGATGTGATTTTAGTCACTTCAAATTTAATTAATTTTTGTGATAATAATTTTACAATAGTTCATTATAATTATTGTGCAAATCATTTACAGTTTTTACCAGTATCAAAATTAGATAAAATTCAACTAAAATATTATGAAAACAATTATAATAAATTTTTGAATAATAAAAATAAATTGCATTTTTTGTGTTTTAATGGGTTACCTAGATTTAATAGAATACTAATGTTTAATGAATTAAATCAAAATCAAAAACTGATTGGTAAATCTATTACAACATTAAGAAGTAATGAAAAAAATTATTATTACGATATCCAAAATTGGGAAAGACGTAAATTAAGTGCGGGAGCAAGTTTAAATATCGAAGCGCATTTGGATTGTTTTTTAAACATAGTTACGGAAACATTATTTAATACAGATTCTATATTTTTATCCGAAAAAACATACAAACCAATTTATATGTGTCAACCATTTATTATATTTGGAAATCCACACTCCTTAAAAAAATTAAAAGAGTTGGGTTATAAAACGTTTGACAAATGGTGGGATGAGAGTTATGATAAAGAATTGGATGTAAATAATAGATTTAAAAAAATAATTTCTATATTAGAAGTAATTGCAGAGTGGGATATGGATAAATGTTTTAATGTCAAAAATGAAATGCAAGATATATTAATTCATAACTACAAACATATGTTTAAAACCGATGATATATCAAATTTATTTAATATTTTAAAAACCGATATCAATAATCAAAAATCATTGATATAAATTTGGTAATGTCAAATATTTGTCGTATATTGGAGTATTATAAACAATTAAACTCTAAATTATGAAACAAAAGACAGAACAAGAATTACAAGCAAATTATGACCGATTTATAGGTATAATTAAAAAATACTTTACAGGTGAAAGATTGGAGAAATTACTCCATATGTATTCCGAAGAAGAATTGGGTATTAACCTTACACTATCTGCCGCATCTGGTTCAAAACACTATCATAACGCATATATAGGTGGGTATATAGACCACATCTTTAATGTATGTAAGAACGCTCTTAAAATGAGAGACCTGTTCGTAATGCAAGGTGGAGAGATAGATTTCACCGAAGAAGAATTGATATTTAGTTGTCTACATCATGACTTAGGAAAGTTAGGTATTAGAGGTGAATTGCATTATTTACCTAATCAGGAAGAATGGTCTCAAAAGAAATACGGAACTTTATTTGTTCGTAATGAGAAAATACCATATATGACTTTAACCGATAGAACTTTCTTTACACTAAACGACTATGGTATTACTTATAATGAGAAAGAGTATTTTGCAATCAAACTTACTGATGGTATGTATGATGAAGATAATCAAAAGTAT